ATTCTGCGTCATGCGGGTCATCGGATATTCCGTTGCCTGCAAGAGATCCATTGTCCCGAAGCCTGTCCGGGCAGCAGGATTAGAAAAAGCATCCATCGCAGTGACGGACGCCTGATTATCTGCCCTTGATTTCCTGGCGTTTCTTCGTTTTGACATTCTTTTCTCCTTGTTGCGATATCGCAATTATTTTCCAATCCGCCACTTCGGCAGCTTCGTGTAACAGTAATACCGGAGTGCGTCCGGTCCGTGGTCCTTCTGCTTCACCGGCTTCTCTTCGCCCCGATCCGCCGCCTTATCGTCCCAGACATAAGAGTACATCTCTCCGATCAGGCCCTTGCATCTTCGGTTGATGCGGATCATCCGCCTGGCAAGCAAGGAACCCACCACGCGGATACCATCCAGAACTTCATTGTCAGCCGTGGTAACATAAAAGCCACGGGTTCTCAGCTCTGTAATAAAAGACGCAGCTGACGGGTCAATCACAATCTCACACCAGTCCTGATCTTCTGACCCCATGAATGTCTCCATATCATCCGCATATTGCGCATCCGTCTTTTGCGGGTTTCCGGTTCTCTGCGCTTCTTCTGATCGGCTGTCCCACCGGTATTCCCGGTCAATCCAGAGCGTTTCCCCGTCATCCCACACCTCCAGGAACACACACGGGTTTGTAGTACCATAGTCCACTGTGATGCACTTGCTGGCTATATTCTTTAATGCCGACGGCCGCTCCTCATCGCTATACAGATTGGCATTGGTGAACATCGTATAAATCAGACCTTCAGCTACCGCCCACAGGCCTTTGATATACCGCAGGTAGAAAACACCCACGTACATGCTCCGATACCGCTCCTTCACCTTTTCGGACAGGCTCAGGTTGTCATCCATTGTGAAATGCAGATACAACAGACGCTTTTTCTTACGCTTGTCAATCCAGTTAAGCTTAAACCAGTGCATCGGGCCTGCCGGGTTGCAGTTAAACCACCAGGTCGATCCCTCTACAGAGCATCGGGCCGTTGCCTGGTTAACAAAGCTCTCTGGCATCAATGCGACCTCATCAAAAAAGGCTCCCGCTGCCGTGATACCCTGTACCAGGTCTTGGGAACCTTCATCCTTGCCGCCAAATATGTAAAAATAATTTGTCCTTCCATTTCTGCTAATCTCCAGCATGTTCGGGAAGTCCCCGGAAATATGATAAATCCAGTGATACCCGCGACTGGTAAGCATCAGCTTCAAATTCTGCAGCACGTTACGTTTAAAGGAACTGATGGTCTTGCCCGCCATGATAAAATTCTGGCCGTCATACCGTGCCATTGCCCACATGACAAAAGACAGGCTCATGCTTACCGTTTTTCCTGATCGGATTGCACCATCGGCAATGATGCCCGCTGCATCCTTCACCGGGCTGCTGTCCGCCCACCAGGTAAAGATCTGCCGCTGCTTTCTCGAAAATGGCTGAAACTTAAATATCGGCCGTTTCTTCTTCATCATCGCCATCCTCTCCTTTCAGTTCTTCCGGAGTCCAGTCATCAGCTGCGGATTCATTCAATGCATCCAGGAAGCCATCATCCTCCGGCTCTTCCTCCACGTCGGCTCCCATCTTCGCCCTGGCCACTGCCATGCGGAGCTGCTGTTCTTCCAGATCGGTATCAGACTTGGACGTCTGCCCCAGGACATCCTTAATGGCCATGTATGCTTTCACGTCTCCAAGCAAAGCCTGCTTGATCATGGCCATGTTGACCGCCGCTTCCAGAGTGGAATCCACACCCAGGGCCTGCAGAAGCGGTGTCCATTCCGGACTATCTATTTCGGCAGTGAGGAGAACATTGAGCGTCTTCCGGAAGTCCGCTTTTCTGCGCCTAGCTGCACCAGACGCTTTGCCGCCTTTGCGACCGCATTCCCTAGCTTCGTCCTTGCTTCGTTTATTAAATGGAATTAAATTTTCATGTCCACTTGCCACTCACCTCACCTTCCAATCTATCTGTTTTTGGATATAAGAAAAGAGCCACACGAGGTGGCCCTTCTAAATCATGCTTTTTACAATTTCCGTCTCGCGCTCAGAAAGCGCAAATTTCTCTGCTGCGGCCTTCTCTGCTGCGGCCTTCTCTGCTGCGGCCTTCTCTGCTGCTTTCCGCTCTGACAGCAAAAGGCCGGATCCAAAAATTTCTTTTTTCTGTGGTTTCTGCGCATCCAGGCGAGAAATTCTCACACATTCACCTTTTTTCACGCTAAAACCAATACCATACTTTGCATACCTTTGCATCATTGCCGCCGTAACGACATGATCCGGATATTCATATTTCGGCAGCGTTTTCTTATCCTCCTGAATAGTCTCCTTCATCTTTTCATTTACTATTTTGGTTAAATCCGGCGCCGTCTGTGCAATTTTTTCTTCATCGCAATTTGTAACAAACGACGTTTTCACAACCGCTCCATTCTCATACGTGATACTGCAGTCGCAGATAATGTGGTTCATTTTGTCCCATATTTTTTTTCCGGAAAATGCTGTTAAGCTCGGCGCGAACAAAAAGAATTTTATATTCCGCTCGATGTAGAATTCACATATTTTGGATAAAATCGAGAATGGTGGATTGTCCAAAACCAGACAGTCATCAGGATATTCTTCTTTCTGATAGTCCCCCCCTGGCCAGAACGGTCTCAGGATTTTTGATGGGTCTATTTTATATTTTTCACACACCCACCCCTTAATTACTTCATAAATTTCCGGTGGTGTATAGCAATCATCCGTTGTTTTCTTGGGTTTGAATTTTTCAACAAACTCCTCATAACTTTCACCTTTTATAGCTTTGCCCTCCTTCCGAAATTGACATAAGAAAAGCACCCATCTCACGACAGGCGCTCATCCAAAAAGGAAATTACTATGAACTTAAAAGCCTACCCAGAAGCGGGGACTTCTGGTAAATAGCGAAGGCAGGATTTGAACCTGCGACCTCCAGGGTATGAACCTGGCGAGCTTCCTGACTGCTCTACCTCGCAAATCGGGACGGAAGGACTCGAACCCTCGACACGCTGGATATAAGCCAGCCGCTCTAACCTACTGAGCTACGTCCCGTTAAGCACGACCGTGTATGGGCCGTGCTGCAGTCTTTTGTACGGTGACTGCCAACCAAATTGAGCCAGCGGGATTCGAACCCGCAAATCCGCGTGTGCTGTACTCTAATTTCCAAACGCTTCGTCCTTACCATTTGGATATGGCCCATTAGCGCGGTCCGCTTGATTATGCATTGTCCATCAGCTTCATGGGCTTCAGGCAAGTGTACCCGTGCACAGGCACATTCCAATGCTTTTCGGCGGACGTTGTCAATCTCTCTGAGGCGTTGCGCGCACTCTCAGTTCATCCGGGAGCTACCCGGCCAATTTTCCCGCCAGGCTGTGACACCTGGCGAGAACATCCACATGAGGAGATAAAAGGTAAAATGTGTAATCAGAAGCCGCAAGCTGTATGCCTTTGGCTTCATGCTACACTATAACACTTTGAAAACGAACAGTGCGAACAGAATGAACAAACTTTATTTTTCTCCCATAAACCTCGTATATTCCATTCGCACGCCGTCCGCTGTTGCCTTACGTCCCATTCGTATCGCGACATCACTCCATGCCAGTTCCTCAAAAATCCTGTACCGGATAATCCGCTGCATCCTCATCGGTATGGTATTCAGCCACGCTTCCACGTCGTGCTTTATCCTCTCAGCATTTCGAAGCCGCTCCCGCAGGATCTCTTCCAGGCGGTCCTCCTCTCCCGGATCCTGTACCAACGGATATGCAATCCCCTCGATATGGAAGGTCTGAGCCGTATAAGGAAACTCATGTGAGGATCCTTTCACCGCATCCAGTTCCCGCCGCTTCTTAGCCTTGCGAAGTTTCAACAACGCTTCCTTGGTCTCTTTGACCTGGGCGCAGGCATCTATGTAATCGTTCAAAATCTGCTTGTCCAATGGATTCACCTCCTCCAACTCATCCGCTTCTCTTACATGTTACTCAGCATCTTCACAGCAAGCAGTGAGCCCTCCATGAAGCCAATACCAAGACACATGCCTATAAAGATCAGTGCTGCAGCATAACTCAGAATCGTGCCAAGCTGTTTTAATAATTTCTTCGTCATTCCATCTCACCTCCATCCTGCCCCCGGCCTTATCGGTATCCGGCTTAGATCCAGCCCGCTGCATAAAAACATCTGCCGCGTCCGCTCCCACTCCTCTGACCAATCGTCACACTTGGGCCACGGCCTGACTGCCTTTTCCTCCGACTCGACCACCTCAAACGTATACTCGCCATAAAGCTTGTTACCACCACTAGCATACGTCCGGACGGTCCCAGGCGTACACTTAAGCATCTCAGCAGCATCTACAGCGGTATACTCCCCGATCAGCTCACCGCGACAGTAAACTGCATATCTTTTGGTTACAGCCACCTACCACCGCCTACCTCTCTCATCGATCACGGTTACCTTGCCCAGGATCCGCACATGATAAATCACACACAACTTTTTTCAGCGCCCGCCGGAAGTTAATAACCTCCTCCGGCGGCTTGTCTGCTTTCCGGACTGCCCGGCCTGCGGTCGGATCCGGATAGCCCTCTCTGTTTTTATACATTGGCACCTCCAGATTTCAGTTTAACGTCTCAACTGTTTGGGAAATTCCTGGATCAGAGGTTCTCCCCAAATATCCGCAAGACTGGACTTCATAAAAATTGGGATATCGTACTTTTTACAGTCTGATACCATATTTTCTATCCACTCCCGTTTCGGTGTAATTTTGTCTTTTCTTCTTCCGGTTTCAGCGCCTACAATAACCCAATCTCCTAATATAACGCTTATTGGTTTCAAAAGTGGTTCAGCGCTTACAAAGAAATTAACGCGCTGCTCTAAGTAGATCAAATTTAATTTCTCTTCTCCGGTCTGAGAAACGCCATACCACATATTTTCTCCAGTTCTCAAAATACCCTTCCTAGATAAATCTGTGTACCTTGCCGGGTTTTTGGTAAGAAAGATATAGTTATGCTGCGGTGCTTTGTCACATGCAGCAAATACCTCTTCGATCCAAGAATCAGGAACCCACGAACCAAACAGATCAGCCATACTGCACACAAAAATTGTACGGCCCTTTTTCTTTTCGTATTTATTAAGGCTGTATCGGTGAAGCGTTGGAACAAACCCATATGGATATGGCTCCGCCGTTTCGCTTTCTTCTGCGTAAATTTTATTATCAAGAACATGTAATTTGTCATCGTTCCACTGTTCTCCGTGTCCCGAAAATCTGTTTGCTATACCTCTAGCATAGCAATACGGACATTCATGATAGCATCCAGTAACCGGATTCCATGTACTCTCACACCAGTCAATTTTCGTTTTCTCCATCGCATCCTCCATAAAATCTTAATTTACTGCCGTATACGGATCCGGCAGCGGCATCCAGGCATTAACAAACAATCCTGCGCTGCAGCATGTGTCTCCATCTTCGCAACCTTGCAGATACCATGCACCATCACCCTCGTCATTTACCTCGTACCGGCCAATAGCCGGGAGGGAAAAGTTTTCGAATGACATCAGCACGTAGTCCGCTGTCTCCGGAAGCTTTTCAGCCGTCGGAATCCACATGCCGTTCCGCTCGTCCGCTTCTTCTGGGCACCAGAATCTCTCGTGCAACTCCAGGCAGATCATCGGTGCAATATCGATGCATCTACTGCCAATCTGACAATTTGGCCAGACATCTCGATTTTTTACATCATCTTCATCAAAACAGACCTCCTCGCTGTCTGGAAATTTATTCAGATATGCTTTTAACTCTCCCACCGTCATGACTTTTCTCCTTTCTGCAGCTCCTTCAGCTTCTCGATCATCGCAGACCTATTTGCCTGACAATCCCGAAAGAATTTTCCAGGCTCCAAGATATACTGCTCGTTTGCTCCGTACCCTTCTTTTCGTCGCATCCCAATTCCCGCTTTATAGTCATACAACATAGAGTGATATGTTTTTATCACAAAGCTTGTCCCATCGGGCAAATCATACCGATAATACCGTTCTCCAGTCTCCTGAGTCTCGATCCACAACGGCCAGGACTCATAATTGTCAATAAAGGCAGCGCGCTGCTCATTATTTCTCAGTACTGGCAGCTCCGGCTGCTCAACCGGTTCCTGCTCCTGATCAGCTGCATCCCGTACCTCCAACAGCATCTCATACGCCCTCAACATCATGCGGTGTTTGGTATACGCCTGCAGCACATTCCGTTTCCAGCCATCCCCCATTTGCTCCAGCTGGCTCTTCTGATCAAAAATCATCCCAGTCAGTAATTCCCGATCATACTCCGGCACAGGCTCTGGCGCCTCTTCCTGATCGGCATCACTCTCAAACACTTCCCGCCGTTTTGAAGCGTAGCACTCCAGTCTGCAGTCTCCATGCTTCGGACACTCCCAGCAACAACAATTTGTGCAATCTTCACCGGTTCCAGGGATAACCTTGTCCTCATCTGCCAGGCTACAGTCATACAGCGGATTATGCAGGCACTTCCCAGAACGCTGCTTTTCGGCAGCGGATTCCAATGGCAGAGCAGCGGTCTCCAAAACCGGTGATGGTGTTTCCTGTTGCGACGTCGCAACAACCTCTGGCTCTCCTTTTTCTGCGGTTGCCCTCTCGCATGCCCATTCGCACGGATTTTCACACCTGCTGCAGCACGGTGCCGCCTCTCCGGTGCCCGCGCAATGGTATGCCAGATCTTGATTGACAAACTGGCACCTGTCACCCATCTGTTCCGTTAATAAATCCAGAGGTCTGTCCACAACAATCTCGCAAGGAAACGGGTTTCCACACGGTGCATACCAGCATTGACGTTCTTTCCCGCGAATCTCACAATCCATCTCTGCGCAGGAAAAGCAATAATGTCCACCTTCGCAGCTCGGCTCATCCAACAAACTGCCATCCGCATAAACCCGTTTCGGTGTTCCATAAGCAGACAACTTTTCTGGCTGCTCTTCCGGCTCATCGCCGCCCATCATCTCCTCCAGCGTCATGGTGGTCTGGATTGTGGCGGGCTGTTGCACGACCGTCGGCGCCGCCGGTGTTCCCGGCAAGATTTCCGGAAAATCCGTTTCCAGATCCATCTGTCCCTCCAACTCAAAGTATGGAATTTCCTTCGGCTGCCGCATAGCACGGATCTCCTGGACCTTCATTTCCGGAGTCACCTGTTCCAGCTGCTCATCCGTCAAGGATAACATCTCTTGCAGCTTGGATTTTTCAAAATCCTTATACCGCTGGTCCACAATTGGACTGTTGCCGTCCGCAGAGAACCGGTCATTCATGCTCATGTACCGCGATGCTGTAGACTTGCTGATACCGTACTCTGCCTGGGCAAAATCCCAGATGCTCTCATGACCTTCCTCACGGTACAGTTCTCCATCCCGGATAAGCTTGAGGTAATACCCGATGGCAATAAAACTCCTCGCCGCCGACTCGATGTTTGTCCGGATAAAGATCTTCGCGTCATCGTAACTCACATTTTTATACCAGCTGCTCGCGGTCGTAACATCAACCGCGTAATCTTCACATTCATCCTGCTGCTCAGTTGCAGCAGTGCTTTTCTCTTCCTCCATGTTCCTCTCCCTCAGTATCTGTCCAGGTTCTCGCCGACCATATCAATCCACAGGATGCACTCCCGGGTGCCACTCGGCAGCTCCACCAGGCAAAAATACTTGCTTGCCGTGGATATCACACGAGCCAGAACCGGCACGCTGCTCAGCTTCGCGTTCTCGTTTCCGAGCATCACTGTTTTCACGCTTTTGACGCGGATCCGGTTGCCGACACGGGCCTTATTGCGGGCCTGTTTGATTCTCCAGGATCCTATGCCCAGCTCCGGCCGCTTTCTGCACTTAGACGGGTTCAGCCCATGCCGACTCAGATACATATACACTGTGGATTCTGTTCTTCCAATCCGGGCAGCAATGTCAGGGATAGACTTTCCTGCAGCATGCAGCTCCAGGACCATTTTCTCAGTGCTATTCATCTGCGCCACCTCCGTTTTCTTCAATCATCTTCCGCGCTTGCGCTGCTACCATAGCATCATAGTCCGTATCCCGCTGCTCAAAGTTACAAAATTTATTACCAGCCGCTGGTTTCCCACTGCCTTTGCCTTTTGATCCCAGAGCATACACACCGATCCAGTTATTTTTTGTGGACTGGTCAAGGATTGCCGCCTGCTCCTGTGGATTGCCGGACAGCTTTGCCAGGTCAGCCAGCAAAAGACGGATGCTGTAATCTGTCATGGGTTTCCCCGCCTGCTTCCGGAAATCCAGATAGCCGATAAGCGCTGCATTCAAAACAGGATCCGGAACGTACTGGCTCTCCCTAGAGATTTTATTTAATTTTGTTTTATTTTCTTTACTTTCCTTTTGTGGAATTTCTGTAACATTTTTATGGGTTTCTGTTTCAGAAATCGGCTTTTCTGTGACAGAAATAGCGTCTGAGGGTGCACTTAATAAAGGTTGACCCGAATCATCAAGCAACCAGTATTTATCTTTATTAACCTTGTTTCGTGAAGTGACGAGGGCGAATCGTCGCTGGATTCCCACAGAGGTTATAACCCCATGCTGAAGGAGGGTTGTCTCGAAGAGTCCTAGTTCCCCGCAATCAAGAATAACTTGTGACACAAGGCGCTTTGTCACCCATTTCGCACCGATGATACGGACGATCATAGTAGATATCCGATCAATCGGCTCTGCCAGGTAATAGCCATTTTTATAAATTTCTGTCAGCAACGCATCATAAACAGTTACGCCAATCGGCCCGCGCAGCTCCAACAGATCCATAATTTTGTAATCGTTGTAAAAATCCACATCTTTCGGAAAGTAGCTTAGTCCCTGTTTGATCGGACGACCCATTGGCGACCTTCACCTGCTTTCCTTTTTATATGCCCCGCCGTAAAGTCAGCGGGGCAGTACCAGCGGCATTCATGTTCGTGACACATTAAACCGCAGAGGTAACAAATTAACCGATAATGGTGATCATGTCCTGGATTTCCTTTGGCATGTCAGCCAGTAAGGTTGCCAGATAATCTTTGATATTCTGGATTGCTTCGTTGCGCCAGATGCCACCCTCGGCCTCGACAAGTTTAAA